CCCCAAGCGTTCAGCGCAGGACTAATCTGGATTGAATGACGACCGAACACCGCAAAGCCCCCCGACGCAAGATCCAAAGCATCGAGCGCATGGGCCGGCACGGTTCGGTCAAGTACCACCACTCGTTGGAGTGCGGTCACACGGAGATCCGCACCCGAGCCTCACGAGCGCCCAAGTTGGGCTGTGCGTGGTGTCTCCGAACGACGGAGAAGGAACGTGAACTCGGGGCCTCCACGTCCAGGGTTCCGATGGCACTTGACTACGACGAGGTATTGGGGCAGAATGAAATGGAGGTCGCCCGTCTTAGAGGATCACTAGCGTCGGCGCTGGGTGTACCGAATGAAGCAGTCGACCTAGTGGTCAGCGAGAAGGGAGCGGAGTTGTCAGTGGAGTCAGCAGTCATCTTCCTCTCCCCTCAAGACGTTGAGCGACTGACCCGTGGTTGAGCATCATCACTTCCACAGTGAAGAGGCACCTCCTGATGGTGGCTCCTGTACAGGCAAGCCAACCGAATGGTGGTTTCCTGAGTTCGAAAAGTCCATGTCACAAACCGAGAAAACATTAGTTGTAACTCTCGCGCTACATGCTAAAAGACTGTGTTCCATATGTGAGATTAAAGATGAGTGTCTTGCGTATTCGTTAATACACGAACCGTTTGGCATTTGGGGTGGGCGAGATGAACAAGAGAGGCTAAGAATCCGAATAGACAAGAAGATCAAAACCTCCTACCGAACCCATGCGGGTTTACGCCCTACTAAGTCCAACGAGATGCCATATGTTCAAACATACGGATGATCTCTTAGCGCGGCTCGACGGCGTAGTTACCTCAGCCAACGGTTGGGAGGCACGTTGTCCTTGCCGGCAAGATGATCGCAACCCATCTCTCTCTGTTCACGAGAATGACGATGGTCAAGTGCTCATGCACTGCCACCGGAATGGAGGCTGTGGCACCGAGGACATTCTCGATGCCATTGGCCTCAAGGTGACAGACCTCTTCGATAAGGATCCTCAGAAAGCAGCCGGCCGCGAGTATCCGAAGATAGAGCAGAAGAAACTCAAGTTCGTAGAGGCATACGACTATCAAGATGCTGACGGTGCTCTGCTGTTCCAAAAAGTCCGCTTTTCGGAGCCCGACGGTAAAAAGACTTTCCGGCAGAGGAAGCCCGACGGCAAGGGTGGGTGGGATTACAAACTTGGTGATATCCCGAAGGTGTTGTACAACCTCCCACGGGTGCTGGCAGAAAAAGAAGCCGAGCGACCCATTTGGGTGGTTGAGGGAGAAAAGGACTGCGACACCCTCAATCGCCTTGGAGCCTGTGCCACAACCATGCCCGGTGGTGCAGGGAAATGGTTAGACATTCATACCCGTGCTCTTGCCGGAGCAACAGTTGACATCATTGTTGATAACGACGAGCCGGGGAAAAGGCATGCGGCTGATGTCGAGATCAAACTCCGTGAAGCCGGCTGCGATGTAGCCGTTTGGATCTGTCCCGAAGAAAAGGACATAACTGACCACATTGCGGCAGGTGGAACTACCGAACAACTCGTCGAGTACAAGTTGGAGGACTACGGAGATCAACCCCTACCGGAAATTGAAGAAGTTGAAGAAGAGCCACTCTCACCCGTGGACGACACGCTTTCTCAACTGAGGGGGTTGTTGGACGACACCACACGAACACCAGCAAGCATCATGCACAAAGCGGCGTTGCTGTTGGGTACGGCAGAGGACACGCCCGATGCAAACCAAGGTCGGCTGGTGATGTGGGAGGATTTCGTTGCTGAGGATGAGGACGACTCTTATGACTGGTTAATCCCGGGGCTGCTTGAACGACGTGAGCGGGTGATCGTGGTTGCGGCTGAAGGTGTCGGCAAGACGATGCTTCTCAGGCAGGCGGCGATCCTTCCGGCGATGGGTGTTCAGCCGTTCTCCTTTCAACCCATGCCACCCATACGCACTTTGAGCGTTGATCTTGAGAATCCAGAGCGGATCATCCGTCGAACATCACGCAACATCATCGGTGCGGCCAAATCGATGGGGTTTGAACCCAACATGGATGCCCATCTCTACATGAAGCCCGACGGTTTCGACCTCATGAAGATGCCCGACAGGTTGCTACTGGAGAGCAAGATCGAAGAAGTCAAACCCGACCTGCTTCTGTTGGGGCCTCTCTACAAGTCGTTCATAGATCCCGGCGGTCGGACAAGCGAAGCGATCGCTACCGAAGTCGCCAAATATCTAGACACCCTCCGTGCCATCTACGGTGTAGCCCTCTGGTTGGAACATCACGCCCCATTGGGCACAGGAACAAGTCGCGATCTTCGCCCATTCGGTTCTGCTGTGTGGTCACGGTGGCCGGAGTTCGGTATTGCTCTGACGCCAGACCCAACAGTTATGGGAGAATATGTATATCAAGTTGCCCACTTCCGTGGTGCCCGTGATGAAAGACACTGGCCGGCTACTATGAAACGCGGGGTTAAGTTCCCCTTTGAAACGCTCGATTGGATGACCCCTTAATGGCAGAAGAAAGCAAAGCCTCACTCACCCGTGAGTTTCTGGCCGAACGTGATGTCCGTATGTTCAAGATGAGACAAGGCGGGGTTGCCACTCAAGAGATCGCCCGTAGGTTCGGCGTCAGCGTTTCGGCAGTAGGCCGATCCGTTAACCGCCAACTCGAAAAGTTGAACTCTGAGGCACTTTTGGCGTATCCCGAGGTGCTTCGCATGGAACTGGAGCGTTTGGACGCCCTGCAAGCGGCGATCTGGCCCATGACGCAACACAGGCGCATCACATTGGACGATGGCACAGAGGTATCCGTAGAACCCGACATGAAGGCAATCCAACAGGTGCTTTCTGTGATGGATCGTCGTAGTAAGTTGCTCGGTATGGAAGTACAACAGAAACAGGTCGAGGTTCGGGTTGGGGCTGACGAGTCGATACGGCTGGCCATGGCAGGAGCGCAGGCATTGCCGAGTGCGACTGCTCACTCACCCGAACAGGAAGCCAGACAACTGTTGGCCCTCATGGTGAAGTCAGGCGTTGTTTCACCAACAGAAGTTGAGGGCGCACTAGGCAAAGACGCTTCTGCTGACCTGTTGAACATACAAGTCATAGACGCAGAAATAGTAGAAGACGAGGTAGAAAATGGCGACTGAACCCATGCAGATTCACGGTGGAGATCCGACGGCGGTCGGAAAGGATGCGGTGACTGTCTCCATGTCAGTACCCCTGCCCCCTATCCCAAGAGCACCGACGAACAAACTGCACCCTGATGCGGCGAACTGGAATGAGCCCGATGATGTACCCGGCATACCCGTGGGGCCTGACATCGATGAGCCCTTCTCAGAGGCCGAAGTGGGAGATCCCGCATATGTGGAACCCGAGGATGGTGCCGAAGTGACATTCGCCCCTGGACAGGACAACATCGAAGCCGCAATGGCTCAGGTGGCAGAAGGCATGGATCTCACGGTGTCGACCAGGGTCAGTGATGACGATGGGCCGGCTGACAAGCAGATCCTCATACGGGCTACCGAAAACGACAGGGAACGGTGGAAGCGTGCGGCTGAGGTCGCCGAAGTCTCACTGTCTGCCCTCATCAGAGAAACCATGAATGCCAAGGTCACAGACATCCTCGACTGCTCACACCCTCCTGCTTTCCGAGTCAGTTACCCGTGGTCGGAGTTCTGCTCTAAGTGCAACGTTCGTTTACGGGGGTAGAGTAAAAGGGTGCTAGACACCAGAAAGGGGCAGGGGTTGAAAGTAAGCCTCGAAACGTGGGAGTACGAGCATGCCTCGAATGTAGGGGCACGCCGATACACGGCCAACTGGAGCAAGCAGGATGCGCCATGGTACGACTCCGAACGGATGGAGGACGACCGCACTGCACAGGTGGCAGCAGCAGTATGCGAACTGGCTGTAGCCAAGGCCACCAACCGCTACTGGCATGCACACATCTGGCATGCAACCGAGCATCACAAGTTCAAGGACATGCCTGACGTGGGGCGCAACATCGAAGTACGTCGAGTACGCACCAGCCCCAACGCCGCTGTACGCAAACATCAAGTAGGCACAGGGCTAGTGCTGTTCGTAGCCAAGGCTGTACCCCCCGAGTTGAGGGAGGTAGATGTGCTGGGCTGGATCGACTACGACGAAGCATGGGAGAAAGGCGAGCCCTCTTCCTATGACAGCGAGGGAACTAGACTAATCTCTCCTCAACACCTCACACCAGTAGGGGGAGAGTACTAGGAGAGAGAGATGATCGAAGACTCAGTGGTCAACGACACACTCTCACGCCTATACCACCTCTCGCACACGGCACAACAGCAGGGTGCAGACAAGATCCACCACACCACCCGTGACGCCGCCGAAACCATCATGCTCCTACAGGCACAGATCAAGGACATGAAGACCGAGTACGAAGAGAGGTACGACCTCACCACCTCAGTGGTCAAGGCACTACACACCTACGTCAAGAATGTAGAGGACGACCCCATCCTCGGACCACCAGTCAAGGAGTGGGTCAGGCTAGTGAGGTACGAGTGAGGCCAGCCGAGCGATACGCCATCTGCCTAGAGTGCGAAGAGTTCAGGGCATGGGCCAAGCAGTGCCGCGTATGCAAGTGCATCATGCCGATCAAGGTACGGATACCTTCAATGTCTTGTCCTTTGGGTAAGTGGTTACCCGTGGAGGACTTGGATCTCTAGGATCTCTAGCCCCCCGAGTTGGGGAGGATCAACTCATCGCCCTGTGTCAGCCCCCACACCCCACCAGTGGCTGGGTTGAGCGCGGCTACATCCTCAAGTGCATGCGATCGATCACCACTACACAGCCGATTCACCATCGTCCACGCTGTGTCCCCACGTTGCGCCTCATGCACACCAGCCTCACACGAGTAGTTGTCAGTCAGTGAGATAGCCACCCCCATGAGTACCCCTAGCCCACCTATGCATACACCTGCGCACAGGTTC